CGCGTCAGTAGTGCCACAAAGGATTGCGGCAGCGGTCTGAGTTCCATCGGTCGCGGCCGTGTCCAAGGCTTCGTAATCGCCACCAGTGACGGTAACGTGGATGATGTCGCCGATGTCCCAGTCAGCCGCGCCGTCAGCGACGGTCAGGCTTATCTGGCTGGTGACGTAGGCCGAAGCCACGGTTAGGTTCGGAAGATAACTTCCGTTCGGCGCGCGAACGCTAAAGGTGCCGCCGTTGCCGGCTTCGGTCAAGCCGGTGAGTACGTAGATGCCGACCTGCGCATCCGAGCCGACGGTGACCGCACCGACGGTGCCATCGCCGGTGCCGGATACCTTGGCGCCGGCGCCAGTAAGCAGCCGACCAAGGACCGCGCCAGCAACAAGGTTCTGGCCAGAGTTGAGGGTGCCCGCTTCGCGCGAGCGCTGACCCGGAGCCTCAGACAGCAGGAACTCGAGGGCGTGGTTGGTTTCGAGAATAGGCATAGCAGTTTCCTCGTGTCACTGCCGCTTGCGGCGGCTTTCGTAGATCCCTTGAACGTCAAGGGAAGTTTCAGCTTTGGCGCTTGCCTTAGCTGGGATGGTGGTTGATATCTCCGGCCCGGTGTCGGCTGCCAGTTCCTGCAGCTGCGCGCGCGCCGATTCCACGCTGGCGCCGGCCGCGACAAGGTCACTTGCCAAGCTCTCGACTCGGGCCGCCACGCACAGGTCGCGGATCTTCGTGGCGTAGGCTACGGCGGCATCAGCGGACATGCCTATGGGCGGATTGCTGATCAGGGCCAGACCCAAGGCCGGCGGCAGCTTTGATGCGTTGACTGCGGACACCAGCGAGGCCAGTGGTTCGGGCTGCGTAGAGAGCGCGGCCTCAGCCTCTTCGGCGACGGCCTGCAGATCTGCGCGCAATTCTCCCAGGACCTTGGCGGCTGTCGTGGCATCGATCGCCAGCGTAAGCGCTTCCGCAGCCGGCTGCATCGCGGAGCCTTCGTCCGTCTCGGACTCGTCGTCCGCTGGCGGCATCTCGGCAGCAGGCGCGGGCGCGCCGGCGGCAATGTGCTGCATCAGCTGCTGGAACGTTCCGATGCGATCTGCGAATCCGACGGCCACCGCGGCTTGACCGTTGTAGACCTGCGCCTCGGTCGCCATCACAGCATCGACCGACAGCCCGCGGTTCTTCGCGACAATGCCCGCGAACTCCGCGCGGATTCCATCGATGCGCGCCTGCATGTCTTCGCGCACGCTGTCAGCAAGCGGAGCATGGGGGCTCATGTCGACCTTGTGCGCGCCGCTGTAGATCGCGGTGATCTTGACGCCCTGTCCGGCGAGCCGCGCCGATTCGTCGACGTGAAAGCCGACAGCCCCGACCGATCCGGCGCCAGCGCTCCGCGTTGCGTGGATCTCGTCGGCAGCAGAAGCCACCGCGAACGCTGCGCTGTATGCGTAGTCGTCCAAGCTGGCATAGATCGGCTTGCGGCCGCGGCTTGCAGCGATGTGCTCGGCTAACTCGAAACAGCCGGACACCATGCCGCCCGGCGAGTCAATCCGCATGACGATGGCCGACACGGAATCATCCGCCATGGCCGCATCGAAGGCGCTCCGAATCTCGACGTAGGACATGGGGCCGGGATCGCACATGCCGGGCACGGGGCGATTCACAAGCGGGCCGCTGATGTTGATCACGGCGATGTTGCCGCCGGCAGCGATGTTCGCATGACTGGCGGTCACCGGAATTACTTCCATCGTCGGCGGCCGCGCATCGATCGCGCCGGACATGTACCCGCCAATCAGGGCCTCGCCCATCTGCGGGTGAATCAGCAGCGGCTGGCCGATAGCGTGCGTGTAGAGCTGCGACACGACGGGCGCCGAGCCGCGCGCGAACATGCGCGCCAGGGTTTTCAGGGGATTCATTCTTGGCCTCGCGAGGGTGGTGCGTCGGGCTCTGCCGGATCATCTGGCGCGGCCTGCTGCGTGATTCCGTTGGCGCTGGTCTTGCGCGGGTCAGAGTCGAAGACGAAGCCGGCCTCGTCGGCTCGGCGGTTGTCGTCAGCAATCTGCTGGTCCACCGACTCCGGGTCTTCGCCGCTGCCGAGGATCGCGGCGCTGCGCGACTTGAATCCGGCGCGAACTGCGTTGCGCTCAGCCGTCACGTCCTGCACTGGATGCGACCACGGCCAGCCCTGCGGAACCCAAAGCGTCTTTGTGTAGTAGCTGCGGCGCTCGGCGTAGTCTGGAAGGTCCAGGGCGCCAGACAGCACGGCGGCATCGAAGAACGCGACGCGGATTTTCTGCAGCAGCTGCGGGATCAGGTAAAGCCATTGCCGCTGTTCAATGTTGCGGCGAAACTCGTTCAGGATCAGACGCAAAGCGCGGTCGCTGACATCGCGAAGGTCACCGGTCAGCACCTCGTATGGGATGCCGCGCGCGGCGGCGATGGCCTGCAGGTGCGAGCGCAGATATTCGACATAGTTGCTGCCGGCGTCCGGCGGGCTGGCGAACTCGGGCTTGACTCCGGGCGGCAGTTCAATGCCGGTTCCGGGCTCCATCCCGCCAATAGGCACTCCGTCGGCGCCGGTGTCTGGCGCGACCTGATCGCCTATGCCATTGCTCTGAACGTCCTTTTCGCTGACGAAGAAGACGGAAAACAGATTCGCGATCTGCTGCCGGTCAAGCACCGCATCGCTGAAGCGGTCGAGGTTGAACATTTGCACCAACGCGGAAGTGCCATGCGGCATGCCGCGGTGCTGCCCGGCGCGAAGCGGTGTGTACAGGTGGAGGACCTGATCAGCCGGCACGCGAACCAGTTCGGTGCCGTTGATCTGCTTCTGATCGTCGCCAGGGTGCTCGCGGTACATCCAATAGGCGACCCGGCGGCCCAAGCGGTCGAATTCGATGCCCTGCCGGATCGCGTTGCTGTTGCTGGCGTAGGCGTTGTGGTGCGTCGGGCACTGCTCGGCCTCGATCAGCTGCAGCTGCATCGGCACGCGTAAGCCATCCTCGGCGCGGCGGGAACGGACGCGGCAGAAGACCTCGCCAGCCTCTTCCCACTCTCGCCAAGCGACAGCCTGCTGGCCGTAGAATTCGAGGACGCCATCGGCGTCGCACTGGGCGATGAAATCTTCCCACACCTCCTGCACCGCCGCGCGCAGCTCCGGCGAGCCGTTGACCATCTTGGCCTGCACGCCGGTGCCGATACCGTTGGACACGGATCGGTCTGACGCAGCGGCGCCCCACGGATCATTGCGGGTCGCTGCACGCGAGCGAGCGCGAACCGTCTCCACGGACGCCATGACCGAATTCGGGCCGCTGGTGCTGCTGCGCCACATCTTGAGCCGGCGGCCCTGCCCGGACGCCACGTAGTCGGGCGAGGGCGAGCCGCTCGGAATCTCGAATTCGGTCACAGGCCGGTGCCCTTCTGATACAGGCGGAACAGGCGGCCGCGCGCCGGCTTCGATGCCGCGTCAAGCTCGGCAATGATCCGGTCCCGCGCACGCAGCATCTGGTCGGTGTCCTGATAGGTGACCATGCGCCCATCCACAAAGCGGACGCTCTTTTCGCCCCCGGCAATCGCCGAGGTGATCAGCGCCAGGTCATCGGTGGTGAATGCCATGCTCAGCGCCTCAAATAGTTGCTGCGCACGACGCGGGGCTGCCGCGGTGCTGCGGGTTTCGGTTGATCTGGCACGTCCTCTTTCCGCACTTCCGGGTTTTCGTCCCAGTCGCGCGCCCAAGTCGGCGGCAATTCCCAGTTGATCTTGTCGGCCTGCAGCGCGATCCAAGCCGCCTCGCCGTAGATGGAAAGGTCGAGCGTTTCGTTCTGCTTTCTACCCATCGCGACCCAGCCTTTAGCCGTCCGCGTCTCTGCTGTCAGCTCGTTCAGCACCGCCGCATCTGCCCATGCCGGGACGTGCAGATATCCAGGGCCGGGCTCTTCGCGGCGCAGGTCCGCGGCCAGCACGTCCTTGAGCGCGTCGGTGTTCAGTAGCAACACGGGCACATCGCCCGCGCCTCCGCTGTTTCGATCCTTGCGCGCCCGGGTGTCCGGGTAGGCCTCGTGCACCCGCGGCGCGTTCGCGCTGCTGCCGCCCTTCACCAGCCGGAAGCGATGCCCCAGGCCGGCGCGCTTCAGCTCGCGCCAGAACTCATATGCTCGGGCCGTCACGCCCGCGTCGCCATCCTTGCCGCCCTTGCCGCCGGAGTCGCACAGCACGACGCGAATCGGCATGGTCCGGCCGCTTCCGTCCGCCAGCGGATACCGGCGTTCGATCGTCTTTTCGATCAGTCGGCGCCAGTCTTCGACGTAGGCGCTTGGGTCAAGCGGCAGCAGCTCGCCGCCCTGTTCGCGCTCGCTTGTGCGCAGGCCGAACCGATCGATCCACCACTTTTCGCGCTGCGGCCCCCAGCCGGTGACAAGCACCTCAAAGCCGGCGCGTTTGCCGGCCTGCACGTCGACCTGGGCCGTGAGAAAGCGCACGCCGCGCGGCACGAAGCCTTGCTTCGACTCTTCGGCCCTGTCCTGCAGTTCGTGGCCGTCGCGCCTCGCGTTGACCGCTGGCGGCAGGAAGGGCATGGCTTGGTCTACATTCACTGTAGACTTCAGCGGCTTGACCTCGCCTGTCAGTGCGTACTGCTTCAGCGCCTGCAGGTAGCGCTCAACCAGCGACACCCAAGGCTGGTACGCCGCCGCCACGCCGCCGAGCCAGTAACTCGCCACGCGCGACCGCCGCGCCTCTCCGGTGACCGTGCCGTCTGGCCACATCCGCTGACCTTCGGCGACCCACCGGCCCGCCGCGTTCATCCCTCGCTTGTGCTTCGGGTCTATTGCGGTCCCGCAATGCGGGCAGACGACGCGACTGTATTGCTCAGCCAACTGCAACACGTCTTTCGCCTGCACGAGCTCGCGGAGCTCTTCCTCGTCCGGCAGCGCAAACAGCCCTAGGCCAGCAGTCGCCGCGAACGGCTCCTTGCAGTCCGGGCACGGCCAGAACCACAGCCGACGATTGCCGCGGTTGTAGAGCGATGCGATTCCGTCTGCCGGCGGTGCTTCATGCAAGCTCGACGGTCGCCACTTCGCGTCCGCGTAATCGCGCGCCGGGCTCGACTCGGCGATGCAAATGCCTGCCGACATGTAGGTCTGAGTGCGCTTCAGCGCCAGACCGAATGCTTCATCCAACGCCATATCGCCGGTGAAGTTGTCCACGTCTGTCATCAGGACGCGCCTGATGTCCTTGCCGCTCAGCTGCCCCAAGCTGGGCCAGCCGAACAGGATGTTCATTCCAGATCGAAACGTCTTCATGTAGACGTTATCGTCGTGCGCTCGCGGGCTCAGCCTGCTGCGCAGCTCCGGGCTGCCTTGGATGGCGCGCCGGATTCGGGTCTTGCTGTACAGCTCGGCCTGCAGCTGAGAGGTCTGAATCACCATGCAGTCGGCCGGATCGTCAACGATGCTGTACGCCAGCACGCCGTCGACCAGGGCGATCGTCTTGCCGCTGCGCGCCGGACCCATGAACACGACGGCTTCGAACAAGCGCGAACGCGCCATGTTCATCGGCTCGACCATGTAGGGCGCCGTCTCCGGCGACCAGTTGCCAGAGGCGCCGGACGGGTTGACGATCCGCAGGTTCCGCGAGGCCGACTCAGCCACCGTCGTTTCCTGCGGCGGTCGCACCATCTCCAGCACACCGCGGCGAATCTCGCGCGCCGAGCCGAACCCCAGCTCAGCCATTCGCCGCTTCGTCCATGTCCTCGCCCAGCAGCTGCGTGTAAAGGTCGCCGCGCTGCTTCGCAATGGACTTGTTGGCCGCGTCGACCTGCTCGGCAGTCAGGCCCACGTCGCGCTCCAATTGGTCGCCGAGCGTGTCCAGGAACTGCACGAAGCCGCGGACCACCTCGGCCATTTCCGATTCAACCTCGCCGGCCGGGATCAACTGCCGGGCGTCTGCCTCCAGGCTGATGCGCTCGCGCTCCGACTGGAACCACGCACGCCGGTCCATCGGCTTCATCTGACGTGGGTCAAGCGGGCCATCGTCGCCGGCCATCGTTTGCGGCAGCAGGCACGCCTCGCACGCCTGCCGGCCGTCGTAAACAGGGTATCCATCGCGCTTGCCAGCCGGCGGGACATTGGAATCGGCGAGCCGCTTGGCGACCGTCTTGCGATCCATTCCAAGCAATTCGGCAAGGCGCGATATCGAAACGAGCCGCAACCTTTCGCGATGGTTTAAGACCTCACCCATATATCAATCGCAAGCCATTGTTTTACTTGCAATTTCCTTTACTGATGCTGCGGCGCATGGGTCCGAAAAACTGTCGAAAACCGCGCGCGAGCCC